CGGAGAGTTCAATCGACCCCGGACACCGCATCCACCGATGCGCTCCGCTTGCTCCGAACCTGCTGTGCGCTGCCATCTTTTTCTCCGTCCACGATTTCACTGACTAACTTGGCTTTACGCACTAGCACCCTAGTCACATCTTCGTCAACTGACTTTTTCAATACACACAGGGAAGCGTGGACCATAACGGTCTGTCCGCCCCGATATGAGCGGGCGATGGCTTGTTCGTTGAGCGCGGGTGTCCACGCCGGTTCTGCGATGAACACACGGTCCGCCACTTGCAGATTGAGCCCGGTGCCTGCGGCTTGTATCTGACCTATAAAGACTTTGCACTTCGGATCTTGGTGGAAGGTTTTGAGCGCGGCTTCTCTTTGGGTCGGTGTCATTCCACCTTGATAAAGGACCGGCCCATTAAACCGCAGCGCGTCAAATATCTCCTGCCCGACATCGGTATGCTGGAAGAAGACCAGCACTTTACTGTCACCACCGGACCAGATGTAGTTTTGAACCGCCTCCGCAACCGCTTTCGCTTTCGCCAAACCAATGCGGCGGCGGAGAGTAGACAAAGGAACTGATAGCGCAGTGATCGCAGTGATAGCATCGGCGTCATCCCGTAGCAGACGTTCCAATTCTTCCAGCGCGTCCATTGGCACGTCGGTCAAATCAATGTCGCGCGGCTCTACGACGAACGTGTCCACCAGCAACGGCGGCAAATCTTTCAGCACGTCCTTCTTCCGCAGGCGGGACATCGTTGGCCCCAGTTTCTGCCGCAGTTCGTCCAGATTTTTGACACCAAAGATCTTCGGCCCATAGGGGGTGTCAATATATTGACAGTAGCGTTCGATCCATTGCGAGAGTGTCCGGCAATCGCCTTTGGCTTCCGGGAACAACCGACTGACGTGCGTCCAGATCTCGCTGGGATCGTTCATTATCGGCGTGCCGGTTGCCACCCACACGCGCTTTGCGCGCCGGAACAACGCACCCGCACTGTCCGCCTTGAAGCCATACACGGCCCGCGTCCGTTTGGCGGACGGGGTCTTGAGCATGTGGCCTTCGTCTAGGACCAAACTATCCCATTCGGCTGCAAAAAGTTGCCGCCAAACAGGAGGCGTAGCCATCAGATCGTATGAACAGATGACTAACGTCGCATCCGAGCGCAACTTGTCTTTGCCGTTACGCAAGACCTGTACAGTTTCCTGTACACGTGCGCCGTATCGCACCGCCTCTTCAGCGACTTGGAAACGGATTGCAGCCGGGCAGATATAAAGCTGCCGACCGTCCTTTCCCGCCTCCAACAATGGCCGGGTCTTCCCGCAGCCGGGTTCCCATGCGAGAAGAAAATGCCCGCTCTTTAGGGCGGGCATTACTTCAGCTTGGTGTTTCCAAAGATTCAATTCAAAACCCCAGTGTCCATGTTGGCAAGGTCTTCGACCACCAACTTCTGCGCCACGGCCAACAGGGTCAGGGCGATTGGCGCGAGCATTTCCTCATCGCCATAAATATGGAATGAGCTGTTGTCGTGAGAGATCCCGATTAACAGCGCGTGGGTAAGGTTCGCGTCTTCGGCCCGCTCGAAAATCGGTTCTAGGTCAACGGCCATTCTCTAACTCCATGATGCGTAGCAGTCGCTCTGTTGCGATGTGCTGATAGGTTTCTCTGACTGCCCGTTCGACCGCGAGTTCCGCCTGTGCGGAAACCCACAACGACCGATAATCCACGTCACCGCTTTCCGTTGTCGGAAGCAACGACGAGTTCTCCTCGGGGTGGGTTGAGCATGTAAGCGATGCCCGACATGGCGGTGAGGAGATGGGTTCTAGCGTGACGATCTCTGGCATTGTCAACGGCTCGGGATAAGGCAACCAAGGATGATGCCATTTGTGCCAGTTCGGAGGGCTGGAATGGCGGGACTTCGTCAATGAAATCTTCCTCTTCGTCCATCAGCTTTTCACTCCTTCTGGTAGCGGCAGGCCGTACTTCTTTGCGTGTACGCGAACGCCGTGCAGCACGGTTGTATGGTCGCGGTCGAAGTAGCGCCCAATGCGGGCGTAACTCCAACCCTTCTCCATGACACAGCGATAAAACAATTCGTGCCGGGCGAAGACTAATGGCCGACACCGGCTATCCTGTAGCATCAGCGTGGGCGGGACTTTGTACTTCTCCGCCACTTCTTGGATGAGCTTATTGATATTGATTGTGGTCGAGATCTTGGGGACGTTGTCCCAGCGCGCCATCTCGCGCTGCACCCATTCCTTGATTGCTTCGGAACGGTTCTCGAAATCAGACTTCCGCTTTTCGACCACTTCCGGCACTGGCTCAGGCGCTGGCAGCATGACCACTGGCGCGGCCACCGCAGGCTTGCCCTCCAGACGGGCGCGGACTTCCTTGTAGTGCTTAACGAGTTTTGACTGGGCGACCGACATTTTTTACCTTTTCCACAGCTTTTTCATCTTTCACGAACGCGCCGCACCAATCCACTGGCTGCACGCGCGGCCAGCCTAATTGCCCGGCTGGCGGAACCGCGCGACAGATGCCGTAAGACGACAGTCCATCGTGGTCCCAAAACTTACAGTTTCTACAGTTTTCCACAGCCGCCTCCGTGTTGTGGAAAACGGTATTAGTTCCCTAGACGGAAATCAAGACCACGCTACGTCCGCCAGCACACGGTCCACGACATCGTTCTCATTGTCGCGCAAGTGCTGGTAGATTTGCCGGTAAACGCCCAAGCAGTCGATGGCCGCGTCTCCCGTGAGCAGGACTTGGTCGCCGTCTTCTTCGACCAGTTCAAGCCCCATCGAAGACACTTCCCAATCCACGCCCATTGTATTGATCCCGACATCCGGGTCGGGGAGGTCTAGCTCGTAGTAAAGCTCTGCTTCCCCTGTCGCGTAAACTTCTTTGCCTTCGTAACGCACGGGCACATCTTCAAACTGATAACGGAAATACTCACCCATCACTCTTTCTCCCCAAGCGCGGCGCGGGCAATTTCTCTTGCCTTCACGCGAAAGTCCCAATGATCCGGCACGTTCGTCTGACCCATATTGCTGATTTTACGCAGCGCCTCACGCAGCCGCTCTATTTCGTCGGCGGCTTCTTCACGCTCATGGTTCAACCGTCCCACCATATCGCCAATATTTGCAAAGCTACTCATGGTTGGTTGTTCACGCAGCCGTTCAACTATGTCACCCATCTTTCCTCTCCGCTGCTCTCAAGACCTTTTTGCCGTAGGCGGTACACCGGGGCTTGGCCCCATGGCCGGATTGGTAGAGCGATACCCCCGCACAACCCGTTCCACCCTTAGAGACTGCCACGGCCAGATACCTTACGCCAGCCTCTATCTCATCCTCACACGCCCGAAATGGGTGGGGGAGCCCGACTTCACGTGCCGCCGCACGACCCACCTGCATCATGCCCTTATACTGGCCGTTCTTTGCCCCGCATCTCTTGCGGCTCTCGACCCACGCCACTCCGTGGACTAATTGCCGGGGAAGGCCGTGCCGGTCTGCGGCAGCGTCCAGCATAGCGTCCGTGGTATTGAGCGGAGCTGACTGGATAGAGAACACCGCCGCGAAGATGGCAGCGATCATCACTCTTTCTCCCCAAACGCTGCGCGGATCAGAGGGACGCCGATTGCATTTGTCGTTGCCTTTGGACCCGGCAGATAAATGATCTCATCACGGTCAAGACGTAGAAGCTCACCTAAATCCCGTGGCGGCTCTCGCTGTTCAGCGGCGCGGCGATTGAACTCGCATGATCGACGCAGATAATCTTCATAAGAGCCTAAGCTGTAGAACATGCGCGGACCGGCCATCACTCTTCCTCCCCAAGCGCGGCGTCATTAATCAGCGCAAATAAGTTCCGCATGTCTGCCACTTCTTCGCGCAACCGTTCTATTTCCTTTGCCGATTGAAGGATCAGAAGATCATCTTCCGTATAGTCCGCATGATCTTCACAGTGCGGCACTAAACCGCGCAATCTGTCTGTGATGTCTCTCATCACTCTTTCTCCCCAAGCGCGGCGCGGGCAATTCTGAAATAGTCAGCTAAATACGACATCGGGTGAGCATCGCGTGTCTTTTCAACGATTTCACGCAGCGCCTCTTCCAGTTGCTCAATGCGTTTGGCCTGCGCCTCAATGCAGTCGGCGGCGCGTTCAATTACATCACAAGTGCAAAAGTTGTTTACACAGTCATCGCACTCTTCGCCCCGCAAAAGCCTTATCAAATCATCTGGTGTTCTTGCCTTACTTCTGCTGGTGGGTCGCGTCACAAGATTGTCGGTCATTCCATTGCCTCCTCATAAGCAGCGAGAGCGTCGTATAAGAGTTGATCTAATCTTGCCATCATTGGGTAAACCTCCGGCGCAAAAATTGACATGTCGATGATCGGCGACTTTTTCGACATGTCGTCGCTCGCCAACATTCCATTTGGAACGTCAAATAAGTGCGACTGCCACTCGTAGGCCAAGTCCCAGTACGCGTTATAAACAACCTTACGAGACGCCTTTAACTCGCGGTCCTTGATGTCCAATAGTACCTTAAGCCGGGCGATCTCATCCTCTAACTCTTCAAAATAGTCCATCATTTTAACCCCTCCACGATCAACCCAATTGAAGCAACGACGATTGCAGTCAACCAAGCGGCATACTCTATCTTACTCATCATTTGTCCTCCTTACTCACAGACTCGACAAGAAGTCGAAGTTCCGCAGTCGGCATCCGGTCTATGAACGCGACGCCTTCTTCACACACGACGGTGGCGACATATTCACGCAGCGCCTCACGCAGCCGCTCTATTTCGTCGGCGGCTTCATCCGCTACCGACAGGTCCGCATGGGCGAACGTCGCAAGATCGCGCAGATTTTTGATGAGACTGTCGGTCATTTCATCGCCTCCTCATACGCAGCAAGGGCGTCGTAAAGGTTTCTGTCTGCGTTCGGCATCAAATCGCGAAGTCCGCGTTCGAAGACAGTCATGTCGATGTTCTTTGAGAAATCGACCAGATGCCCTTGATAGGTGTATGCGAGCCACCAATAACTTGCCTTCACCACAGCGCGAGACGCCTTTAACTCGCGGTCTTTGATGTCCAATAATACCTTAAGACGGGCAATTTCATCTTCCAAATCTTCGAAATAATCCATCATCACTCTTCCTCCCCAAGTGCGGCGCGGGCAATCTCTTTCATGTCGATAACATCATCCCCGTCATAAATGACCGGGTTGTTACCGGGATAATCACGTATCTTCCGCAGTGCATCACGCAGGTGCGCCACTTCCACCATCGCCCGCGAGAGTTCTTCGCCCACGGCCATGTATTGCGCCACTGCGGCCCCATCATTGTTGGACATCTTCCACCTCCAGCTCTATCCCAGCTTCTTTCATCATCTGCCGGGCGACAGCGAAATGCTCATAGTCCATGTTCGTCAGACCGGGCCCGCAAACTATCTTTTTGATACCTGCGTTAATGAGCATCCGCGTGCAGTTCGCGCAGCACAGGTGCGTCACGTACACCGTGGCCCCGCGCAGCGTGGCACGGGCGGCGTGCGCGACGAGGTTCTCTTCTGCGTGCGCCGTCCAGAGATACTTGCCGGGGCGCTCCATCCGGCACGGCAGGTCTTCCACGCCTCTCGGCAGGCCATTGTAGCCCGTCGAGAGGACGGCCCGACTGTCAGGGGCCACGGCAACTGCGCCGACCTTGGTGGAGGGGTCTTTCGACCACTCCGCCACGACCGCCGCCATATCAAGGAACCTTTGGGTCCATTTGGGCATCAGAAGCACACCGTGTTGCAGTTGTTGCCCTGACAGCACGTCTGGCACACGACCATCTTGCCCTCGACGAAGTAGGTGTTTGTCACACAAGCACCCTGCGCGCACACTTCCTTCGTCATCAGCAGCACCATGATGATGGCCGCGATCAATCCCACGGCAAAGCCAAGCACCGCCAGCATCGCCATCACTACGTCGAACAGCTTCGGGAACATCACCGGCCTCCCTTTGGAGAGACGTGGTAGCAATCGACAACGTCGGCCACTAATGCCCTGCGCGGATAATCCGACAGCGCCTCCGCAATATCCATGTACGGGGTCAGGAACAACTGATCTTGGTATCGGTCCGCAACCTGCCATTTACCGTCCTCGAACGCCACGAAGACAATGTCATCAACTTCAATGGGACGCGCCGCCTCGTCGAGCGCAACAAGGGGATGGACTTGCGTGTAGCGATTGAGGTGCATGATCGTCTTGCCGTCGTTGCCCTCTTCGAACTCCACGCGGACCGTCGGCGCACCGGGCGATGCCCATGCCATGTTGTCCAATACCTTGACGGGCAACAGGACAATGTCCCCGTTATTTGCTTGGTTGAGTTTCATGCCATTTCCTCCATTACCTTATTGATAGCCATATTCTGACTGTCCACGTGGGAGACGCGGTGCGTCACGGCGGACACAGCCCGCCACGTCTGCGTGGCACGGGACCACTGCACGAACCCGACCTCTTTGCCGTAATAATTGACAGTGTAAAAGGTCCGGTCATTTGGGTGCCGTTCGAGCGAAACAGGGAACACCGGCTCATCCCAGTCATCGTCCAACAGCAGTTCCTTCACTTTTCCCATTTTCTCCACTCCAAGTTTTTCACGTGCTGCGCTAACTTCTCCGCGATCAAGACCGCCGCGTGTTGAGCGGCAGACTGATCGGGATACGGGCCACGGGACACTAGCTGCGTCGTATGGTCGGAGGCGAGGACCGTCGCCCACCATGCGCCCTCGTCCCAATTAGCCTCTGCGTAAACGATGGATTGAGGTAAGGGCATTACTCCGTTCCTTCTTCAACAGCACGCCAGATCTCGCGGCCTTTATGGGTGTCGTAGACTGCCCATGAGCGCCCGGCATAATTTATAGGAACCCGTCGGCCCTTGGCCGGAACACAAAACAAGTCCCCTTCAGCAAAGCTGAACAACCGTGGCATCGTCCAATGAGTAGGCTGGTACTCATACCGGGGCATTTCAGCCGCATCCATGCAGAAGTAATCTGCGAGAATTGTTTTCGCGTGCATCATTCCGCCTCCGGCGTTGGCATATAGGCCAAGTGCAAGTCGATCCGCTGCTGGATGTCAGACGCTGTGCGGGACAGCGAGGAAATCAGGCAGCTCAGGGAGTCAGCGTCAATCGTCCAGTAGTTGTCTGAAAGAGCCTTGAGGGACATCTCCAGATCGAAAACAGCCGTGGAGGTGTCTGCCAATAGGGTCCGCTGGCGGACGCTCACTTCTTGCCAATCGGTCTTCGGTGTCTGTGTTGTTTTGCGCTTTGCCATGATCTTTAACCTTTTTAAGCAACCGGCTCTATTGCCCGTTGTCTTAGTCAACATGGCATAAGGTTGGTGGGCTCACAAGGGGCAAAACTAGCAGCGTTGGCCCGTTTTGGGGCACGGCGTGGGGTAGACACCACCCAAAAAACACCTAGACACCACCCTTAAAAATAGACACCTTGGTGTCTAGTGTCGGAGTGCTCTAGTTAGACACCTAGACACCACTGCTATTCTCGGAAAAGTGGTGGCTACTACCATTTTTCTTCAATGATTGCAAAGCACTAACCTCAAAAATAGACACCTAGACACCACTTTTTATAAATCTAAGTAATACACACATCTCTACCCCTTTCTATCTAGTGGCCTGCTACGTTGTGCCCCCTTTTGCCCTTGGTGTACGGGGTAACCCTCAAAAATGAGGTGGTGTCTACTACCCTTACGGAAGGAATAGACTAAAGTCTAATACCCCACCCCTTCTGGAAAAGAACGCCACGTCCAAACTTTGCTAGATTGGTTTTTAGAAAAGCTGGACCAAGTGGACTTATTTTTGAGGGGCTTTTGCAGCCACACGGTTTTGCGCCCCAAAATGGGGATTGACCTAAAATGGGGCATGGATCTTAAAATAAGGCGTGAGGCACAAAACCCATTTTGGAGCATGAGGCACAAAACCCACAATGAGGCATAAGGCACAAAACCCACAATGAGGCATAAGGCACAAAACCCACAATGAGGCATAAGGCACAAAACCCACAATGAGCTTTGCTGCTCGAATTGACGTGCCGTCAAGGTGGCGTCATATTGTGCGGCATGGCTATTGTCTTAGGGATTGACCCGGGAATATCTGGGGCGCTTGCGCTAGTGGAGCGAGATGGGCGCGGCGCTTTCAAAGCGCTACAGATCGAGCCCTTGCCCTTATGGTCCGAACAAACAAAGATCGGCAAGGTGCGGCGCTACATTGACCTGCCGCCCTTGCTAGAATTGCTAGCAAGCATGGAGGCTGATTGCATCGTTTGCGAAAGGATGATTGCAGCGCCAGGTATATCTGGCTCAACGGCTTTCTCCATGGGCGCGACCATGGGCGTGCTACAGGCGGCACTAAGGGCGCATGGCGCGCGTCATAAGCTTGTAGTCTCTAGCGTCTGGAAACGCGCCTTAGACTGTCCCCCAGACAAAGAAGCCGCCCGACTGTTCGCCGGGCGGCTCTTTGGTTCTGACGATTTTTGGCCCTTAAAAAAAGACCATAACAAGGCTGAAGCGGCGCTCATTGCCGCATGGGGCGCAATGACCCTTTAGGGCTTGGTGCGCGCCAGATTGACTAGCGCCGCAAAGAGCATGATTCCCCCAATGATCTCAGCGACAATAATCATGGCGCGAGCATGTCCCATAAGAGCGCGAGCGGGAGCGCGTAGAATAGCGCGACAAGGAGCCAATAAACGGGGTTGGCGCTCATGCCGCTTCCTCCGCATAAGCTTCCAGCAACATGGTTGCAATCTCCCGATAATTGACGTCATCCACGAAGGCTAGGGCATAGTCGCGCGCTAGACCTTCGGGAGCGGTCATTTCAATCAGCTCTTCGGCATATTCGCGCAGAATGGGCGCGAGGTCATAAGGCTCTATGCCAGTCCAGCCCATATCCTCCGGGTCAATGCCGTCAAAGATTTCTAAATTCACGCGCCAAGTAGCGTAATTGGTCCAGCCGTTATAGGTCTTATCAGTCATAGCTTAGGCTCCTTGTAATTCATTTGTGAGATTGACGGCTTGGCGCTCTACGCGCTCAACCTTAAAAGAATAGTCGCATAACCATAGACGGCGCTTGCCTTCCTTCCATGCGGCAAGGTCAGCTTCAGTCGGTGCGTTGCTTTCGTATGTCTCTAGGACCTGAATGTCTATCCGCCCTTCTTCTTCGCAGGCATCATAGAGCACGGCTCCCGGGTCATCATTACCTGCAAAGCTGTTAAGTTTTTCAACAAGCTCCGGGAGACTGTCAGCCTGCCAGCGAATATCAATCCACGTTGAGCCGCCGTTACTAATGCACCCTTTGGCATAAACGTCTTCTTCCCAGAATTTTAGAGCGCCGTTGACTTCGTAAGACATAACTCACCCTTCCCCATATGCGCTTGGAATTTGCTCAAATGTTGCATCGCATAGCAGACTGTCGTCTTCCCAATTCACGTCACAAGCGACAACGCGCCACCCATCACGCGCATTGTGTGCGATGCTCTCAATGATTGACCGCGCATTGTCTTTTGCAGCTTTGAACGAAAGCGCCGCCCCATCATTCGTGATGAAATAAAGGGGGTACCCTCCGGGCCAAGCATATGGGCCATTTCGCATGGCGGCGCGAAAGTCTGACAGAGTTTTGATCTTCACAGTTTAAGCTCCTTGCTCTGTTTTAAGGCCAAAAAGACGTGCAATTCTAACGCGGCTTGATGCGGTCAAATTTTGCGGGAGGTGAAGATCTCGCTCTGTATAAGCGCCCGTTTGGTAATCCTGCTCAGCTTCCCACGAAAGCCAACGAGGCGGATTATGCTTTGAGATGGGCCAGCAATCAGCTTGCATGGCGTGACCATGCCAGCGCATGAGGTCATAGGCCTCGCGCAAAGTCAGGCCTTCATGCTCCATGCCTATCTCTTCAGCTTCGCCATTCTCTGCGCTTTCTTCGGTCACTATCGCGTAAGAGATGCTAAACATGATTATTCTCCCTCTTTGAATGTTACAAAAGCGACCATGCAAGCGCCGCGCGGTCTAATCTCTACAGTGTCGCCAAAGTCTGTTACCTCACAACGCGCGCCTGTCCACCCTGCCAAAGCTTTGGCGCGTTTGACTAGCTCCCGGCGATAGGTCTTAGCGGCTTTGGTGTAACCCTGAGAGCCGTCATAGCCATAGTGCGTCATCTCAGGCATGGCGAACGAATGGCGACGCACCCAGCAATAATTGGCCTCTCCACCAAAGGTGTCTGTGATCTCGATCTCGTAAGTGTGCACGGTTTTCGCTCCTTTTACAGTGTCGGGGTTTGGACAGAGACGGAATAACCAAGGGCTTTTATTTTAGCGACCGCTTCGCGTGTCAGTGTCTTTGTTCCAGTCAGCGCCGCGAATATCTTTGCCTTGTCGCAGACAGGATAAATCATCTCGTTTCCGTAGACATTTTTGATTTGCACCGTGATATCCATGGGTGTTTCTCCTTGGTTGCTGTCAATATAATTGACTAGGCTCATTGGACATTCAAGAAAAATCTTGCCCCATTTTTACGCCCTTGGACCATTT